GGTAGTAGAGTTATTGGAAAGTGTATGATGGGAAGTACATCAAATGCTTTAGACAAAGGTGGAAACAATTTTAAAAAATTATTTTATGATTCAAGCGTTGAGAGAAGAAATAAGAATGGTCAAACAAGCTCGGGACTCTATAGTTTATTCATCCCTATGGAATGGTCCTACGAAGGATACATTGATACTTATGGATTACCTGTCTTCGATACGCCACAAGCTCCAGTCACTGGAATCGATGGAACGCCAATTGACCTCGGAGTTATCGAACACTGGGAAAACGAAGTTGAAGGACTCAAGCAAGATCAAGACGGATTAAACGAATTTTATAGACAATTTCCGCGTACAGAAAAACATGCTTTTAGAGATGAAACCAAACAATCTCTTTTTAACTTAGTTAAAATATACGAGCAAATAGATTATAATGAAGAAATACATAATATAACTTCAATAACTAGAGGAAGTTTTCAGTGGGATAGAGGTATTAAAGATAGCAATGTTATATTTTATCCAAATAATGATGGTAGGTTTTTAATATCCTGGGTTCCACCTAAAAATTTACAAAATAATGTAATTATAAAAAATGGTAAGAAATACCCTGGAAACGAACACCTTGGAGCTTTTGGTTGTGACAGTTATGATATTAGCGGTACTGTGGATGGGAAAGGTTCTAATGGATCACTTCATGGATTAACTAAGTTTTCTATGGACGATGTTCCACCAAACCACTTTTTTTTAGAATATATATCTAGACCACAAACAGCCGAAACATTTTTTGAAGACGTATTAATGGCTTGCGTATTTTATGGAATGCCAATACTTGCAGAAAACAATAAACCAAGATTGTTGTATTATTTTAAACGTAGAGGTTATAGAGGTTTTTCAATAAATCGTCCTGATAAAATTTGGAACAAATTATCTGTAACTGAAAAAGAAATAGGTGGTATACCTAATTCTAGCGAGGACATTAAACAAGCTCACGCTGCAGCTATAGAAACCTACATTGAAGAACATGTAGGATTTAATGGTGAACACCATGGAGATATGTATTTTCAAAATACCTTAGAAGATTGGGCTAAGTTCAATATAAATAACAGAACAAAACATGATGCTTCTATCAGTTCTGGCTTAGCTATTATGGCTTGCAACAAAAACAAGTATAGACCTATACCTCGTATTGTTAAAACTCCTGTTAATTTAGGGTTTAAAAAATATGATAATAACGGATCAATATCAAAAATTATAAAATAAATGCAAATTTACACTAATATGAATAGCACTTTTCCAGATCAGGTAGTATCTGATGCTGAGAAAGCTTCATGGGATTATGGTTTAGCCGTTGGTAGAGCTATCGAAGGAGAGTGGTTTAATAACTACAGGGGTGGAGGTTATAGGTTTATGACTAATTATAACACTTTTCATAATCGAAGATTATATGCTAGAGGGGAACAGTCTATACAAAAATACAAAGATGAATTATCAATCAATGGTGATTTATCTTATTTAAATCTTGATTGGAAGCCTGTTCCTATTATACCTAAGTTTGTAGATATAGTAGTTAATGGTATATCGCAAAGAAGTTACGAAGTGAAAACGTTTGCTCAAGATCCTGAGTCAATGAGAAAAAGAACTAAGTATGCTCAAGATATAATTGATGATATTTTTTTAAAGCAGTATGATGAAACTGTTAAAGAAACTTTTGGTTTAGACATATCTAGAGGAGATAAAAGTAAAGATGCTCCTAAATCTTTAGATGAACTTCCTGCTCATATGCAGTTAAATTATAAACAGTCTATTGAAATTGCAGAAGAAGAATTAATAAATCAAGTATTAGATAAAAACAAATACCATCTAATTAGAAAAAGATTAAATTATGACTTAACTGTTTTAGGGATAAGCGCGGTTAAAACTACTTTTAATAGATCAGAAGGTATTGTATTAGATTATGTTGATCCTGCAAGGCTTGTTTGGTCTTACACAGAAGATCCTAATTTTGAAGATATATACTATGTTGGAGAAGTTAAAAATATTAGTTTACCAGAGCTTAAAAAAGAGTTTCCAAACTTAACTAACGACCAACTAGAAAAAATACAAAAATACGAAGGTAACAATAGTTATACTAGAGAGTGGAATGGTAGATATGATAATCAAACAGTGCAAGTACTATATTTTGAATGGAAGTCATATACTAACCAAGTATTTAAAATAAAGAAAACTAATGTTGGTTTAGAAAAAGTTATTGAAAAACAAGATTCATTTTTAGAAGCTGAAGATAATGATAACTTTAAGAAAGCTTATAGATCAATAGAAACATTATATTGTGGAGCAAAGATATTAGGTTTTGAAGAAATGCTTAAGTGGGAAATGTCTGAAAATATGACACGTCCTTATTCTGACAGTGTTAAAGTAAATATGAGTTATAATATAGTAGCTCCTAGAATGTACAGAGGACGTATAGAATCACTTGTATCTCGTATTACAGGTTTTGCTGATATGATACAATTAACTCATCTTAAACTACAACAAGTATTATCTAGAATAGTGCCTGATGGTGTGTATTTAGATATGGATGGATTAGCTGAAGTTGACTTAGGTAATGGAACTAATTATAATCCGGCTGAAGCTTTAAACATGTATTTCCAAACTGGTAGCATCGTTGGTAGATCAATGACGCAGGATGGTGATCAAAATTTAGGTAAAGTTCCAATACAAGAGTTACAGTCGTCTTCGGGTGGAGCTAAAATGCAAAGCTTAATACAGACTTATCAATATTATTTACAAATGATAAGAGATGTAACCGGACTTAATGAAGCTAGAGACGCAAGTACTCCAGATAAAGATTCATTAGTAGGTTTACAAAAGTTAGCTGCGGCTAACTCTAATACAGCTACTAGACATATACTACAAGGAAGTTTATTTCTCACACTTAAGACTTGTGAAAATATTTCTCTTAGAGCAGCAGATGCTTTAATGTTTCCACTAACTAGAATGTCTTTACAGAATAGTATATCTAATTATAACATAAACACATTAGATGAATTAGCTAAATTAAGTCTTCATGATTTTGGTATATTTATAGACTTAGAGCCAGATGAAGAAGAAAAACAAATGTTAGAGCAAAATATACAAGTAGCTTTACAACAAGGTGGGATTGATTTAGAAGACGCTATAGATATTAGAAATATTAATAATTTAAAGTTAGCTAACGAATTACTTAAAAAACGTAGAAAAGAAAAACAAAAGATTGAGCATCAGCAAAAACAGCAAATGATTGAAGCTCAAGCTCAAGCTAACGCACAATCAACAGAGGCTGCAGCTATGGCTGAAGTGCAGAAAAACCAAGCTTTAAATGAAACAAATATTCAGTTTGAACAAGCTAAGTCACAGTTTGAGATACAAAAAATGCAAACTGAAAATGAGCTTAGAAAAGAACTAATGGCTGAACAATTTGGTTATGACATGCAGTTGAAGCAAATGGATATGGAAGCTACTAAACAAAAAGAAAAAGATATTGAAGATCGAAAAGACAAACGATCTAAAATGCAAGCAACTCAGCAAAGTAAAATGATAGATCAAAGAAAAAATGATTTATTACCTACCGACTTTGAAGCTGGCGGCGCTGAAGGAATACAAGAAATTGGATTTCAATAATTATATTATTTATTAACTATTATATTATATTATGTCAGAAGAAATAAAAGAAACTCCTACTGGGGAGTTGGAGCAAGGAGACTTTAAAATTAAAAAGAAACCTAAAAAATTAGCAAACAAAAAACCAGAAGAAACAATAAAGGTGGATTTATCTAAAAAAGAAGAAACACCTAAAATAGAAATTAAAGAAGATGCCATTCCAGAGTCAAGCACAACGAAGGTGGATGTACAAGAACTTCCCAAAGATGGCGGCGAAGTGGGAAAAACACACACCGAAGAACCTAAAGCTTCCGAAGAGAAAAAAGTAGAACCGGTGGCTACTATTACTGAAATTACTGAAGAGGTTAAAGAAGAAGAAAAAGTAATTGAAGAAATACAAGAGGAAATAAAAGAAAATCCTAAACTAGAACTACCAGAAAACGTAGAAAAATTAGTGGATTTTATGAAAGATACTGGAGGCACAGTAGAAGATTACGTAAGGTTAAATGCTGATTATTCTAATATCAGTGAAGAAGCTTTACTAAATGAATATTATAAAAAGACTAGACCACATCTTGATCCTGACGAAGTTAAATTCCTTATGGAAGATAAGTTTGTTTATGATGAAGATTTGGATGAAGATCGCGATATAAGAAAAAAGAAACTCGCGAAAAAAGAAGAAATTGCTAAAGCCAAGCACTTTTTGGAGGAAACGAAAAAGAAGTATTACGACGAGATTAAGTTAAGACCGGGCGCTACTCAAGAACAACAAAAAGCTATGGATTTTTTCAATAGATATAACACAGAACAGGGTGTGATAAAAAAACATCATGAGGACTTTAAACAACTGATGTTGCTGAAAATCAATCTAAACTTTCAAACTTTACTAAGAAGTTCTTAAACAAAGATGGAAGTGTGAGAGATTTGAAAGGTTATCATAAAGCACTTTATACTGCAGATAATGCTGACAGCATAGCAAATCATTTTTATGAGCAAGGCAAAGCCGATGCGATTAAAGATATAACTGCTAAATCTAAAAATATAAGTAATGAAGCACGTACATCGCCTTCAGGAGATATATTTATACATGGATTAAAAGTTAAAGCAATAAATGGAGTAGATAGTTCTAAGTTAAAAATACAAAAAAGAAAAACAACTTAACTAAAAACTAAAAATTATGGGTTTTGCAACAAGCGGGAGTTTTCCTGCAAGTTTAATTCCTGCTCAGAAGAAACAAGCTTTAGATAATAACTATCTAAATTTTGCTGACGGATCAGCTGATTGGGCACAACAATATTTGCCTGAGCTTTATGAGCAAGAAGTAGAAAGATATGGAAACAGAACTTTATCTGGTTTCCTAAGAATGGTTGGCGCTGAAATGCCAATGACATCTGACCAAGTACTTTGGTCTGAACAAAATAGATTACACGTTTCTTACAACGAATGTAATGTTAAAGCTGCTGCACCTACTAACACTATACAAATTGAATTAGCTAATGCTAATCCAACTACTAGTGGTAGAGGTAACAACACTGTAGCTATTAAAGTAAACCAAACTGTTTTAATCGCTGATAAC